GCTTGCACCAAGTTTCCACGATTAGAACCATTGCATTTAATATCAATGCCATTGCCTTTTTGATGGTCGGCTGGCTTTGTTCTATGTACCTCATTAGGGTGATTAGGACAGCGACCTCCAGAGCTAACAGAGCAAGGATGACCGTATATCTCTCTGCCATCTTGAGCCATATTTAATGTTGACTGGTTTACGCTTCTTTTGTCGCAGTCAGGATGCCCGCAAGTACATAATAGCTTAGGGTCTGTTTGTGGATTGAAGTTATTAGTTTGTATCATAATTTACCCCTCGTAAGTTTTTATTATCTTTCTAGCTGTCATGCTTGAAAGCTTGTTTTCTTTCAAAAGTTTAAGCCGCGTTTGATGCGATATCCCCACTTTTTTGCAACCTTTTTTTATGGACCCTTCTCGCTTAATAACTATTGCCAAAAGCTTTTTAAAACTATCTAAGCTATTAGGCGGCATCATTTTTATTGGGCTCGTTTCAGGCTTCATGTTTTCCTCTTAAATTAATTGCCCCACTTTACACAATGGCAGGGGCCTCCACGGGGTAGACGGTGAAAGGCCGCCTATGTGTTCTTAAAAATGTTTCTAGTCTTTCCCAGTGTCTGCAAGGTCACGAATTTAGGCCCTCGAATAAAACAGATATTACTCCCTTTGGGGTATCCACTTTACCGTATCGCTAAATGCCAAGGTGTTACGCGGAGGTAGCTAACGCCCTTGCTGCCAGTGTTATTAGCCCCACCGCTGGCTGGGGTGATTCTTTAAAAGGGCGGTTCTTGGTCCATATCGTCAAAGTTCCCGCCTTGCTGGTTGTTTTGATTATTCTGGCTAGGTTGCGGTTTAGATTCTGCAGTATCCCCTTTACCCTCTAACATCTGCATTTGATTAGCTATTATCTCTGTTGAATAGCAGGTTTTACCGTCTTTATCGAGATATTTATTAGTCCTCATTTTACCATTTATATACACTAAATTCCCCTTTTTTAAGTACTCTTGCATGATTTCTGCAAGCTTATCAAAGGCGGCAATTTTTACCCATTCAGTCTTTTCTACTTGCTGTCCTGTGTTCTTATCTTTGTACTTTTCACTGATAGCAATACTTATATTTGTTACTGCTTTTCCTGATTGAGTAAACCTAGTTTCAGGTTCGTTTCCCAATCGCCCTATAAAATTACACTGATTTAAATTGCTCATCTTATGCCGCCCTCTGATCTCTAGTGTGAAATAACCCTTTCAGCTCTGGAAACATCAACATGCTAACTTTAGCAAGCAATGGAGCTATATTATTATTTATTTTAAAATCTAAATTGTTGTCATGTATCGCAGTTTCATGCCTTAAAAACTCTATAATCGTTCTAGCACTGTAATGATGCCGGCCTTTAGATTTAATCCTATGGGCTTCTATTGCAAACTGAGTGTATAAATTTATGTTTCTCGATAAAGTTTCAATATCGTTTTTATGTATTTTGTTCTCAGTTGAAACCAAAACTATACTAAACTCTTTAGCTTCTTGAGCTAGCCCAAGCCACTCTATTATCTTCATTTTATACCCCTAATTAATATTTAATTTGTACGTTTTTAATGTTCCCTTTGTGAATAGCTAAAACAACCTCTTTTGCTATCTCCTCAGATAAACCGCAAGCTATCAAGCAATCCTTAGCCTCTCTTCTTATTTTTCCAATATGCTTCTTATTAGATTCTCTTTTAGCTTCCTCCTCAGCCTCAAACTTTACAGCTTCTTCTTGTTTTTTTATTTCATCTTCTCTAGCCCTTTTAGCAGCCTCCTCAGCTTCCTTAGCGGCTTGTTCCTTAGCATCCTCAGCATCCTTTTTAGCTTTTTCAGAAGCTATCTTAGCGTCTGCCTCGGCTTTTATTTTTGCCTCCTCAGCTTCCTTAGCGGCTATCTTTGCCTGCCTTGCCTGATCCTTGGCTTTCTCCTCCCTCTTAATAGCCTCTTTTTTCTCCTCTTCTGCCTTAGCAGCCGCATCTCTAGCTATTTTATCCTCCCTTTCTTTTTTCTCTCTAGCTTCATTTTCCTTTTTTAATTTAGCCAATTCAATAGCATCATTTTCTTCTTTTTCTTTTCTTGACTGCATCTTATTTAATGTTTTCAAAGTATCTTCAACGGCCTGTTTTGCGCCAGTAGTAAATTCCTCAAAGTCAAAATCAGAATCTTTATTCAAATTTTCTATAATATTTATAATATCAGTGCTTGTAGAGTCTTCCAGCCCTTCAGATGCTAACCTTATTGACTCTATCTTATCCCTTATATTTGATTTCCTATCTTCCTCACGCTGCTTTTTAAGATTGTCTAACTCCTTGTAAGCCTCTTTATGAGGTATTTGTATTTCTTCTAATTTAGCAACTATTGACTTAGCTTGTATATCAACTTGTCTGCCACCTTCAATAAAATGGGCCTTCTGCTCCTTTCTAGTTTTTTCTAAGGCTGTTAGTAACTTGCCAATATCTAAAGATACCCTCTTGGATTTCTGATACCCCTCATCCGTTGACACATCGGGCAAAAAGTTTGCTGTCTCCTTAACCGTATCTATTTGACTGCTAATCTCATCATATTCAACTATACTAATTGATGTACTCATAACCTACCCCTTATTCATTGATTTCATTTTAGTTAATATTTCTTTATCTAGCCTTGATTAATATAATTAGTATCTAATATCTTGCTTTTTGTCTCACATACTAAAAGTTTAAATTCAGCTATCCGAGAATCTATCATTTTAAATTCATCCTCTAAATCACCAGCATTTAAACGATATATAAACAGCCTGTTAGCTTCTGGGAAGTCTGCACAATAGCTAACAAAATCTATCCATTTTCTGCCAGTGAACTTAACATTTCCTACACATTGCCACTTATAGGCAGGGTCAACATTCATTCTTTTAATATTGGAAAACATCACGGAGCCTATTACACATTTAATCTCTATAACTCCATCTTCAGAAACCAGTCCGTCTGGGCTACACCCTACAAAATCACTGCCAAAAAACCCACCGTTTGAAACATCACAAAATGTTTCTTGCTCATAAAGCATTCTAGCTATTGGCTCTTGTTCGTGGCCTCTTTGCATATGCTCATTTGTGTAATTAGAAGCTATGGCTTGCCCTGTTATCTGCTCAATTGCTATATCTACAGCGTACTTTTTAGCAGGTTCGCCAAAGGCTTTGCCATAGTTAGCCATAATTTTTCCAAGGTTTGAGCTTGTTAGCTTGCCCCCTCTTAGCTGATACCATTCATCTGTGTTCTGCTCAACATCATGGAAATCAAACATTAGCGCATTCCTTTATAATTAAATCTTGATTTTCCTTTGTAATATCAGCCCTTTCTAATACAGCGTTAAAATTCCCATCTCTAACATAAGCATTTATTGCGTTCTGCCATAGCTTAGGGTTCTCTTGGGTGATTGTGATCTTCTGCTTAGGCGGGTTTGGGCTAATTCTTACTCCACCAGTTACCTCACCAGCAAAAGATGCTTTGGGGTCAATATAGAGCTGTATAAGCAACCCTTTCCAGTCTTCAATAAATGAAGAGCCCCCTGCTAGCTTTTTAACTACCTTTGAGTTACCAGCATTTAAAACCAAGGGCTTAATACTCTCATTAAAGTAAGCTATGTTAAAATTACCCTTCTTTCCTGCTACCCTTACACCGTTTTCCTGTTTAACCTCTCGAATTGTGAAAATCATGTTTGATTTAGTTTCTATTAAATCCTCTAAATCAGCTACTCCTAAATGATCGCTTTTAAATACTTTTCGATAATGTGTCTTTTCCATTACAGTTTCCCCTCTGCTATATCTCTAATATGGTCACATTCTACATAAGTTATCTTGATAAGATTCCATGCAGTACGCTCTACTTTTGACGCTCCAAAAGTCATAGGAACGCCGTTTTTCATAGGCAGCGATTGATATAAATCAACTACTGCTTGAGCCTCATCTATGCTTAACTCTGTATGACAAGATAATTCCCTGGCATCCGTTAAGATGTTCTCTAATATATAACCAGTTACCCGGCTTTGAAACTCTAGCTCTTCGCTTACTTCCCAGTTTTGAGCTTTTATATAAGCGTTTGTTTCTTCTGATACTCTGCATTTTTTCATTGTTTTTCCCCTTCAATTAATTTAACTCCATTATCGTACCAAGATTGAATCATCCATCTTTCGGTTTTACTCCAACATTTTTTTCCCAGTAGTTTTTTTAGCTTCGGTGTATTTCTTTTTAATGCTTCAACCTCATCACCCGAACAATCTAAACCTAGCCTTTCTTCCCAATGATCACGATCACTGCAAGGAGGTAAAACTATCTCACACTCTATTTTTTTAGCTCTAGGCATAGAAAAGTGAGACCAATAAAGTTTTTTGCATTTAACATGTGATCCTCTAACGTCCAGATAGCCTCTAACGTCCAGATTGCCTATAACGTCCAGATTGCCTATAACGTACAGATAGCCTCCAACGTACAGATTGCCTATAACGTCCAGATTGCCTCTAACGTCCAGATTGCCTCTAACGTACAGATTGCCTCTAACGTCCAGATTGCCTCCAACGGACAGATTGCCTTCAACGTCCACATAGCCTACGTACAGATAGCCTTCAACGTACAGATTGCCTTTTACTTTTATATTTTTTATACCATGTGAAATTTTAACATCGAAACATATAATCACATCGCCATCGAATTTAAGGTTGTTATTCTCTAACGCCTTAGATAGCTCTTTTTCATTTTTGATTATTAACTTCTTCATATTATTCCCCCTTTGTTAGATTACATCTTAACATGTCTTTGAAATTATTTGCAACTAATTATTGAATTATTTTGCAATGCTGTTATTGTACAAACTCAACTGAGGATAAAACATGCTATACACACAAGAAGAATATTATAACAATTTCAAGCGTAAAGATGAGTCTAAAGAAGCATTTATAGATAGAGTATTTGTGCCTAAATTTGGCCGTACTAATAGGTCTTGGTATAACGATATAAACCGCACTTATATACTAAAGATTAGAAGCTTTGAGTATGCTTTCAAGTTAATTAAACTTTATGAAAAAGGTGATAAATAATGGAATATGATAATTTTATAAAAACCAAAAAGAAAGACTTTATATCTAGTGGATTCGATATTGATAATGAACTATTAAATATAAATGAGTTTGAATTCCAAAAATATATAGTTCAAATTGCACTATCTAAGGGTAAGTTTGCTGTTTTTGCTGATTGCGGTTTAGGTAAAACTATTATGCAATTAGACTGGGCGCATCAAGTATCTATTAAAACTAATAAGCCTGTATTAATCTTAGCTCCTTTGGCTGTTTGTAAACAGACTATATCTGAAGGATTGAAATTCGATATAGAAATAAATGAACTAAAAACAGATGTTATAGGCTCTGGAATATATATTACCAATTATGAACAGTTAAAAAATATCGACCCATCCCTTTTTTCAGGAATAGTTTTAGATGAATCCAGCATTCTAAAAGGGCGTGATGGAAAAATGTCTAGGCTTATTATTGATTCGTTTTCTAATACTCCATATAAATTAGCTTGCACCGCTACGCCATCACCAAATGATCATATGGAATTAGGGCAGCATTCTGAATTTCTAGGCGCTATGACTTATTTGGAAATGTTATCTATGTTTTTTGTGCATGATGGTGGTGAAACTTCAAAATGGAGATTAAGAAAACATGCCGCTGATAATTTTTGGCAATTCGTATCTGATTGGTCTATTGCTTTAGATAATCCTAAATCTTTAGGTTTTGATGATAATGGTTATAACCTTCCTGAAATTGAATATATAGAACATTTTATACCTGTTGAGAATGAATCGGATGATTTATTTGGGAATGTTGGAGTAAGCGCAACCGATATCAATAAAGATTTAAGGCGATCAATGCCAGATAGAATTAATAAGGCTGTTGAGTTAGTAAATTCTAATGATGAGCAATGGATAATTTGGGGGTTGCAAAATGCTGAAACTGATAAATTATCTAAAAAAATAGAGGGTAGTTTTAATGTTCAAGGTAGCGATAAACCTGAATATAAAGCTGATAAGCTTGTGGGTTTTGCTAATAATGAATTTAGAGTTTTAGTAACTAAGCCGAGCATAGCAAGCTTTGGCATGAATTATCAAAATTGTTTTAACATGGTTTTTTGTTCTTATGATTTTAAATTTGAAGCTTTCTATCAAGCAGTAAGAAGGTGTTATAGATTCGGGCAAACAGAGAAAGTTAAAGTTCATTTATTAATTCCTGAATCACAGATAAACGTAAGGCAGAGCATTTTAGATAAACAAGAAAAACATTTTTCTATGATTAAAGAAATGACTAAATACAGCGCAGATAAAAATTATAAAGTGAGCAAACCAATGGAAGTTAAAACTAAAGAAATAAAAAAAGAAAATTATCATTTAATAAATGGGGATTGTGTTAAAGAGGTTGCAAAATTACCTGATAATAGTGTTGATCTATCAGTTTTTAGCCCACCTTTTGCTGAATTATATGTTTATTCTGATAAAGCTGAGGACATGGGTAATGTATCTAATTACAAACAATTCGAAGATCATTTTAAATATTTAATACCAGAATTAAAAAGAGTTATAAAACCCGGTCGAATATGCGCTATTCATTGTATGGACCTTCCTATTCAGAAGGGTAAAGAAGGATTTATTGGCTTAAGAGATTTTAGCGGCATGTTAGTTGACTGGTTTATTAAAGAAGGTTTTATATATCATGCTAGAACAACGATATGGAAAAATCCAGTTACAGAAATGCAAAGGACTAAAAGCTTAGGTCTTTTGCATAAAACAATAAAAAAAGACTCTGTTATGAGTCGTGTTGGTATTCCTGATTATATATTGTTTTTTAGGAATGGTGATGGAAACGAAAACCCAATAACCCACCAGGATACCAATCCAGAAGAAAGAGATTATCTGCCAGTTGATTTATGGCAAAAATACGCTAGCCCAGTTTGGTATGATATTGATTATTCAAGAACACTTCAATATAGATCAGGCCGCGATGGGAATGATGAGAAGCATATATGTCCTTTACAGCTTGATACGATAGAAAGGATTTTACATTTATATTCTAATGAGGGTGATACTGTTTTAAGCCCTTTTGGCGGTATAGGTAGTGAGGGTTTTTGTGCTATTAAAAATGGTCGAAAATCTATAAGCATAGAATTAAAAGAAAGCTATTTTAACTTGAATGCTAAAAACCATGAAGACGCTGTTATAGAGTCAAATGAATTAACATTATTTTAGGGGGAATTATGAAAAGAGAAAACTGGAAAGATAGAATAGACGAGGTAATTAATGCCGCCAAAACCATGACAAGAAGTGAAGCAGCATCTAGTCTTGGCACTACAAATGACAATTTTAGGCATATTTGCAAAAGGTATAATATTGATATTAGAGAGAGAAAGCCATACGCAACAAGAAGCATTTCTATTAGTAAAAAAGATAAATCAAATATAGAACGTACTAATGATTTAATAATGATGAGATGGTAGTTATAAACCTATTGCATAACATAGCTTGTTAAGTATAATTTATGTCATGGGGGCTTCGGGTTAAGCTCCGATTGGTAAATTAGGTTTTCGATTCCTTGCCTAATTTATAATCCCCCTATTTTTTTAATGCTAGAGGAATGAAAAAACAGGATTAGTAGTAATGAATTATTACCCTCATCATATAGGCGATTTTAACCACGCTACCAGACATTTAAACCGCATAGAACGTAGTATATACCGCGATTTAATAGAGCATTATTATGACACAGAACAGCCTTTAAGTCTGGATATTGTATTGCTTTGCCGAAAGATATTAGCCATATCATTAGAAGAGATAACAGCCGTTGAACAGGTGTTGCAAGAGTTCTTTACTGAGACTGAAGAAGGTTACATTAACAACCGTTGCCAAAACACTATTGATACATATCAAAATTCAATACATAACAAGAGTAAAGCAGGCAAGGCAAGTGCTAAGGCCCGCAAAGCCAATAAACAAAAGGGTTCTAGCAATTCAACAGGTGTTGAACAGGTGTTGAACAAATGTAGTTCAGGTGTTCACAACCAAGAACCAATAACCAAGAACCAAGAACCAAAGGAAAAGATACCCTACCCGCAAATTGTCGAATCTTATAATAATAACTTTGCTAACTCTGTTGAAGGTAGAGGAATTATTAAACTTGAGAATATTACACCCGATAGAAAACGAGCTATTAAAAAACTAATTGAGCATTCTAAAAAATTAGATATCGAGCATTGGAATAACTATTTTAAATACTGTGCTGGCGTACCTTTCCTGAATGGCTCTACTGATAAATACAAAGCAGATTTCGATATGTTAATCAGAGTCAAGAGTTATATTAAAAACACAGAGGGAGGCTACCAAT